CTGGAAAGAATGTGCATATGACGCACATTGAAGACCGCGTTATCTATGCTGGAGTGAAAGGAGCAAGAGAAGCAATATTTGCACTACGTTCATTAAGAGATATGCTTGCAGGAAATACTAATTCATCTACAAATGTTACAGTTAAATGGGATGGCGCTCCTGCAGTTTTTGCTGGTATTGATCCTAGCGATGGGCAATTCTTTGTTGCAAAAAAAGGCATTTTCAATAAAGATCCCAAAGTGTATAAGTCCGAAGCTGAGGTCCGCGCAGACACATCTGGTGATCTTGCAGAAAAGTTAGTTATAGCATTTAACGAATTAAAAGATCTTGGAATTAAAGATGTGATTCAAGGCGATATAATGTTTACTAAAGGTGACTTAAATAGCGAATCCATCGACGGCGAAAAAATGATTACGTTTCAACCTAATACGATTGTTTACGCAGTTCCTGCTAAATCAAATTTAGCAAAGACAATAGTAAAAGCAAATCTTGGCGTAGTGTGGCATACTACTTACAAAGGTAAAGATTTTGCATCAATGAAAGCATCCTTTGGTGTAAACCTTAAAGGCTTAAAACAAAAGCCCACCGTTTGGTATCAAGATGCTGAATACAAAGACGTTTCTGGAACTGCAACCTTGACAAAAGTTGATACCGACGAAGTAACTGAAGCGCTTTCAAAGGCAGGAAAAATATTTCAAAAAATTAAATCCACGACATTAACTGAACTTGAAAACAACTTAGATCTTTCAGTCAAAATTGAAACTTTCAATAACACACTTGTTCGCAAAGGTGAGCGTATTTCAAGTACTTCTAAACATGTACAAGATTTGATAAAATGGTTTAATGAAAAGTATAAGAAAGAATACGAAAAGCGTAAAAGTGAGAAAGGTAAACTTGCGGTGTTAAAAAAGCAAGAAGAAGAAATGAAATTTTTCTCAAAAGAAAATAAGAAAAACCTTGACTTAATGTTTCAGCTTATGAATGCAATAGTTGATGCTAAATTAATTATTATAAATAAACTTGATAAGGTCAAACAAATTGATACATTCGTTAGAACTCGTAATGGATTTAAAGTTACTGGTTCTGAGGGATTTGTTGCCATTGATAATCAAGGAGGCGCAGTCAAATTAGTTGATCGAATGGAATTTTCAATGAACAATTTTTCAAAGGATGTAATAAAAGGATGGGAACGATAAACCGAGCAATAAGCGTATTAAAAGAAGCTAGAACTAAAGCAGAAGTTTCTGGCTATATTGATATGTCTGACCCTCAGACAATTTCAAACCCTGAAGATCCCGCAGTTGTTGTAGTTGGATTAGCTAAATACACATATCAAAGTCTTAAAAAGGAAGTAGAACGTCAACTTAAAGATTTAGAAAAGCTCGCAAAGAGAGGTAATTATAAAGGACTTTATAGCGTAATTGGAAAAATTACTAAAAGCGATTTAGAATCTCCTTTACAAGCAAAGATTCGTACGCTTGTGCAAGTAGAAGAGAAAATGGCAAGCGGTCCTTATAAACGCAAGATTACGTTGGCGAAAAGAAAATAATGAAATCATTTAAACAGTTTAATGAAGAGAAAAAGCGAGAGGTAGTCTTTACTTTTGGTCGCTTTAATCCACCCACTATTGGTCATGGTAAACTGTTGGCAAAAGTCGCAGCTGCAGCAATTGGCAATGACTATCGTATCTATGCATCTCAATCCAGTGATCCTAAAAAGAATCCTTTAGAATATAAAGAAAAGATTAAAGTGATGCGCAAAATGTTTCCTAATCATGGCCGAAACATTGTTGAAGATAAAAATGCTAAGACCGCATTGCATATTGCATCTATTTTGCATGATCAAGGATTTACTAAAATCACTATGGTAGTCGGCTCAGATCGCATAAAAGAATTCCAAAAATTACTTACAACCTACAATGGTGCTAAAGGGCGGCATGGTTTCTACAATTTTAAAGATGGTATCGATGTAGTATCTGCTGGTGAACGTGATCCCGATGCTGAAGGTGTAACTGGCATGAGTGCGTCTAAAATGAGACAAGCCGCAATAGATGGAGACTTCAAATCATTTATGATGGGTATACCAAAAGGTTATGGTAAAGGTATGACATTGTTCAATTTACTTCGTAAAAGAATGGGTCTAAAGGAGAAAAGTAATTTCCGAGAACATATTGAGCTACCATCTCTTTCAGAAAAGCGTGAACGCTATATTGCCGGTGAAATTTTTAATGTAGGTGATACTGCATACGTTGGTGAAGTGCCAATAGTTATTAAAGAACGTAAATCTAATTTTATTATAGATGAAGAAGGTGACAAGTATTTTATTCAAACTTTGACAGAAAAATTGAATAAGGCTTATGGTAAAGGTTTATCCAAGTCAACTAAAGCTAAACGCCAAGCACAGTTCAATAAACAAGCTAAATTAGATGATGACGATCCAAATGCGTATAAGCCCGCGCCTGGTGATGCAAGAGCAAAAACAAAACTTTCGAAACATACAATTGCTTATCGTAAAAAGTTTGGCGAATTTGTAGAGGCTGATAAAAGAACACCTCGCAAAAAAGGTCAGCACACAGGTTCATCATCACACTCAGATTTATACACTGATGAAGATCCAAAAGATACTATTAAAGGATTAGGGTTTAAAGATGCTGAAACCGCAAATAAAGGCATTGGAATAATTACTAAATCAGATAGAACGCACGCGCATAAAGTTCAAGCAACTTTAGTTATGCAACAAAGAGCAAAGGTTGCAATTGGTAGAACTAAAGATCCTGAAAAGAAAAAGAACATCAAAGCGGCATATAAAATTTGGTCAGCACATTTAGAAAAATTAAAAGCTATTACTAAATCTAAAAATGAAGCTTTAGATATTGGAACAGATAAACTTGCTAAAAAATATAAAAAAGATACACCCGGCCAAGTAGAAGAAGGTGAAGGTAAGTATAAAGGTGAAAAGTGGGAAGACGGGTTTAAACGTAGAGTTGTAAAAACGACTAAGCCTGAACATTTAGAAAAGGGTTTCAAATGGCGTATTAAAGGGAAAGAACGCAATGAAATATCAATTAAACTCTATAAGAAAAAACCAGACTACAAAGAATTTGTAAAACAAATGAAAAGAGTTGCAGGACACGAGTTTGGAGGATAGAAAACGTATAAATAGAATTATAATTTGATGGGAAATATGATTAAAAAAGAAAGATTAATAAAGCAGTGTCAAATAGTCTTAAGCGAATTTGACGAAGATTTTATTTATGAAGACGTAGATTTTACTAAACCATCTGCTATTAAAGAGGCGTATGCTTTATACGAAAAAACTTTAAAAGTAATTGCACAGGTTGAATTGTGGAATGGTAAAAAAATGAAAAAGTCTTTTAAGAACCAAACATCTGCAGAAAAATTTATTAAAAAGTTACAAGATACCGAAGATGTAAGAGGATACAATTTATACGCTGAAGATAAAACAATTGCTGAAATAGAGTGGGATCCAATTAATAACAAATACATGGGTGCAGGTTCTGATTGGATGAATGAAATGATTAACGAAAAGCAACTTGCTGGGTTGAAGAAAAAGTCAGAAAAATCAGGCATACCTTATGGAATTTTAAAACAGGTGTTTAATCGTGGAATGGCCGCATGGAAAACAGGCCATAGACCAGGTGCAACACCTCATCAATGGGCATATGCTCGGGTTAATTCATTTATCACAAAGAGTAAAGGCACTTGGGGTGGCGCAGATAAAGATTTAGCAGCTAAAGCTCGTAAATCTGAATCCATTGAACTTGAAGAAGCAGTTAAGTTTTGGACAGTTACTATTACTAAGAAAGCTGGTAAGCTCTTTAAAGGACAAACGGTTGATGTAAAAGCGCGCAACTCTGCCGAAGCGATTAAGAAAGGGATTAAACAAATGAAAGGCAATCCCTCACTAGTTCCAAGTGATAGCGTCGATGCTGTACTAGGAGAATCAACCTTAAACTACGCACGTACTTTAAAGGCAATTGAAAAAGATCGTAAGAATAAAAGCATTACTAAAAAGGATAAAGAAACTCTTGCAAAAATAGCCGATTTAATGAAAAGGCTTAAAGAAGAAAAATCCTGTCCAACCGCTACACAAGATTTAGAAGTCAATACTAAAAACCGTGATGCTACAATTAAGAATTTTAACTATGGACCATTAAACGTTGATGAACCAGGTAGTTATTGGAAAGACATTGCTAAGTATTGGAAAACAACAGAAGAGGCTGCAAAGAAATCGCTGTGTGAAAACTGTGTAGCCTTCGATGTATCTCCTCGCATGAAAGACTGTATGCCAGGAAAAACATCTGATAAAGATGGAGTATTAGGATATTGTTGGATGCATAATTTTAAATGCCACTCTGCAAGATCATGCCACACATGGGCTAAGGGTGGACCGATTACAAGTGATAAAACATCCCTTGAATGGCAAGAAAAATCGCAAAATTAAAAATGACAATGAATAAAGGAGAATCAACAAGACTAGACCGCATTGAAGAGAAAATTGACAAACTTGCGGATGCAGTTGTTTCTATTGCGAGGGCAGAAGAAAAACTATCTGGTCTTGAACAATTAAATATAGAACAACACCGTAAGCTTCAAGATCTTGACGATAGGTTACGTTTAGTTGAGACAAAGGTACATGATGTAGAAGGTGCAGTAGGAGTATTAAATAAAATATTCTGGATTGCGTTAACTGCATTAATTACTGGAGGAGTTGCAATGGTATTTTGGGGGCCTACTTCATTATGATAACGTTTATAGAATATCTTATTGAAAAGCCATTGACGCCAAAGCAGCGTATGCAGCGTAGTAGACTAATGAAACGTCTTGCTCCTCGTATGGCAATGAAACGCAAAATTACAATGAAGCGTAAAGCAAATCCAGAAAAAATTAAAGCACGTGCTGAAAAACAAGCGCGCGATATTATTCGTAAAAAACTTTTAAAAGATGTTGACTACAACTCTTTAGGTTTTGCTCAAAAAATTTCTCTAGACAAAAGGGTTGAAAAGAAAAAGGCTGTCATTAAAAAAATTGCAAAAAAACTTATT